TGGGAAGAGTTCGATCCTACTTGCAACTATCTTATGTCTGTTGATGTGTCAAGGGGCGATGGGGCCGATTTCTCAACGTTTCACATTATTAAATTAGAGACTCTAGAAATCATCGGAGAATACCAAGGGAAAGCCACACCAGATATGTTTGCCAACATGCTTAATCAAGTCGGCAGTGAATTTGGAAACGCAATGATGGTGGTGGAGAATAATAATATTGGCTACACGGTTTTAGATAAGCTTACAGAATATGGATATCCTAATATTTATTACTCCATTAAGTCTACGCATGAATATGTAGAACAACATATAGGGGAATATCGGGACTCTGCAGTAGCTGGTTTTACCACCACAATGAAAACGCGCCCTCTTATAGTTGCAAAATTAGAGGAGTTTATAAGAAATAAACTAATTAAGATATACTCTTCGCGTACAGTGAATGAGTTTAAAACGTTTATTTGGAGGAACGGGAAGCCCCAAGCAATGAAGAGTTATAATGATGACTTGATCATCGCTCTTGCAATTGCATGTTGGGTTCGAGATACGGCGATTCAAGCTAATTCAAGAGATTTAAATTATCAAAAAGCTTTTATTGATGCAATTTATACAGTTAAAACCACAATGAATACACAAATAAAAGGTCAAGAGGGATACAAACAAGGCAATGCAACTGATATAATATCTGAAACCAAGTCCTATTGGGACCAATATAAATGGATTATAAAGTGAGAAAATAAATATGGCACCACCAAGCAGAAATCAAGGAAAAAACCCAGCAAACAGAGAAAACAATCTGTTTAAAGCTCTTACGAAATTGTTTTCTGGACCGATCGTTAATTATCGTTCCCAAACAGGACGCCGTATTCGTCGTCAGCATTTAGATAGATTCTCCTCGCGATTTAAAACTGCCTCCGGTCAACAGTTCAAGAAGTCTCAATATAACCCCCTCGACACGATTGCCACCAACGCAATCCAGAGCCAACGCCGCTCTGAACGCTATGTTGATTTTGACCAGATGGAATATATGCCAGAGATCGCATCCACGATGGATATTTATGCGGACGAGATGACAACATATTCGGAACTGCGCCCAATGCTCAATGTCAAGTCGGGTAATGAAGAGATCAAAGCTGTGTTGACTATTCTTTACGAACAGATTCTTAACGTACAATATAATCTTTTTGGTTGGAGTCGTACAATGTGTAAGTATGGGGATTTCTTCTTATACTTAGATATTGATGACAGTTTTGGAGTTAAATCAGCCATCGCACTCCCTCCAATGGAAATTGAAAGATTAGAAGGACAAGACTCCACTAACCCCAACTATATTCAGTATCAGTGGAATTCCGCTGGTATGACCTTTGAAAACTGGCAGGTCGCACACTTCCGCGTCCTCGGCAACGATAAGTACGCCCCTTATGGAACTTCCATCCTTGAGCCTGCTCGTCGCATCTGGCGACAGCTTGTGCTTATGGAAGACGCAATGATGGCCTATCGTGTTGTCCGTTCTTCAGAGCGCCGCGTATTCAAGATTGATGTTGGTTCTATTCCTCCCAATGAAGTCGAGCAATATATGGAAAAGGTTGTAACTCAGCTTAAACGACATTCGGTTGTGGATGCCCAAAGCGGTCGTATTGATTTGCGCTATAACCCAATGTCAGTAGAAGAAGATTATTTTATCCCAGTTCGTGCCGGGTCGGTTACAGATATTAGCACACTCGCCGGCGCCGCCAACATTACACAGATCGATGATATCAAGTATCTTCGAGACAAGCTCTTCTCCGCTTTAAAGATTCCCCAATCCTATCTTTCTATGGGCGAAGGCGCCGCAGAAGATAAGACCACACTCGCTCAGAAAGACATTCGTTTCGCAAGAACGATTCAGCGCCTTCAACGCGTTATTATTTCAGAGTTAGAAAAGATTGGTATTATCCACCTTTATACTCTTGGGTTTCGTGGCGATGATCTTTTGGGATTTAGTTTAACTCTTAATAATCCTTCAAAGATCGCAGAGCTTCAAGAGCTTGAACACTGGAAGCAAAAGTTTGATATTGCTGCTTCTGCTACGGAGGGGTACTTCTCTCGTCGTTGGGTTACCGAGCATGTGTTTGGTATGTCTCATGAAGAGTTTACTCGTTGTCAACGCGAAATGTATTATGATCGTAAGCACGACGCGTCACTTCAACAAGTGGCCGAAGGCGCCGCCGCAGAAGGCGCTATGGGCGGCGGTCTTGGTGGTGGCCTTGGAGGCGATCTTGGAGGCGATCTAGGCGGCGATCTAGGCGGTGACCTAGGTGGTGAGCTTGGGGGAGAACCCGGCGGTCCAGAAGAGATGTCACCCGGAGCAGCCGGCGAACCAGCCGCACCAGAGGGTGGGGAAGAATCTCCACTACTGGCAGTGCCTCCTGGTTCGCGTAATGTCCGTTACAAAGACGGCGGAACGTATCAGAAAGTTAAGACGGACGGTCGCGCCGCAGGCGCCAGAAGTCGCTCTATAGCGGCAGCTGGATCAAAAGAAAAGAGTAGCTCAACGCATCGAAATACCTTTCCCGGTATGAGAGATATTAATACACTAACAGGAATGAATGGGTTAGCAGGGATTTATGAGCAAGATGAATCTATTTATAAGCTGAGAGAGAAGAAAGAAGAAGATAAACTCTTTGAGATGAACACTTCCATTCGACTTCTTCTTGAAGGTCTTGAAGAAAAAGAACTATTAACGGAGCAACAGAATGAAGACAAGACACAACAAAAAACGTAATACAGCATTTGTTTTTGAAGCATTGGTACGCGAAGCTACGGTGGCAATCATAAAAGAAAACCACGAAGTTAAAAACAAAGCCATCACGATTATTAAAAAGCATTTTGTTCCAGGCTCGGTTCTTTATAAAGACCTTCAAAACTATCGTTCCTTATATGAAAACCAAAACCTTCATAGAGAAATAGCAGAGAAGATTATAAAGGAAGCAAAACTTGCCCATAGAGTTATGGACCCACACGGGTTGTTCGTTAGTCAAAGTGATTTGATCGCAGACGTTAACAAAGAACTCACCCCAGAAGTGTTTAATAACTTTGTACCAAATTACAAGACTCTTGCTTCGATAGCTCAAATGTTTTCCGATAAGTCTTCGCCCAAGAGTGCGGTGATTCTCGAAAACAATATTATTAACAACATGATCCTACCAGAAAACAAGCAAGATACTTTGGAACCTATCGACAACTTAGTGCTTAAATCCTTTGTTGATAAGTTCAACGAAAAATATCAAACAGAGCTTCTAGAAAATCAGAAAAATCTTTTAAATCATTATATTACGTCATTCGTAGATAACGGCCTTGGATTAAAAATGTTTTTAAATTCAGAGATTGCTCGACTTAAAGAAGAACTTACTAATTCGCTAGATACAAAAGTTATCAAAGAGGATACGGATTTGGTTGAAAAAACAAATCAGGTTCTCGAAAAACTTAGTTCGTTTCAAGATAAAGGAATCAACGAGAGTGCTGTTTTGACCATACTGAAAACACAACAACTTGCACAGGAAATCAACGCCGATGGCAATTAAAATCACAATCAAAAAAGGTGAAGAATCTGCGGTTGTTACATTAGAGATGAACATCCGTAAGGCCCTAAATGGCGATTTGATGATTTTTGATCATGGCGATATTGATATTGTGCTTTCTTCGGGTACCAACAAGATAGTGGCGTTCCCTAAAGAGACTATGAATGATTTAGTTTACGGAGCGCAAAATAGATTATTTAAATACCTACACCAGCGTGGAGTGGTTATCCCTGAATCAATTAAGGCCGGCACTTTCTTTGGAGCATTCGAGGCAGAACTCTTAAAACCATTCAACGAAACTCTTAATTCTGCCAAGCTAGCTTTAGTCAATATATCTGAATTTATTACTGAAGAGCGTCCTTACTTCGAATCTACCGAAGCTATTGTTGCAATGGCAAATGATGAACTTACACATCCAGACAAGGCAGACTCCACAGAGCTTGGCGAGGTACCGCAACGCGATGAACAGGGATCTATTAGACCGGGTTATATCCGTAGTCCTTATGCTTTGAACTATCTATATACAGTATAGAGATAAAGGATTTTAAGATGAAATTAATATTGGAGCGTTGGGACAACTTTCTTAATGAAGCTTTTGAAGCTTGTGATACACCCTTTAAAGTGGGTGATTTAAAGTTGGCTACTGATATTGTCAAATATTTAGATGACCAAGAAGCGGCTAATGAATATCAAGCTCAATTAGCAAAATCTCCATTTAAACGATTTCTAAACAATGCCAAGACACTA